TCAGTGTACGTTATCCTTGTCGGACCCGGCGTCCAGAATATAACGCCGCCGATCAAGAAGCTCGCGCGCCTCATCAGAGGCGCGTATCGCCGATTTAATTTCGGCCTTGTTAGGCTGCACAGGAGTGGCATCTTGTTTTGCTTCTGTCTTCGGCGGCTCTATCGGGGCTTCCTGTCGCCGCGGAGCAGGCGCGGCCACAAACGTGGATTGATTGCTTGACGTTGAGCTGCAGCCGAGGAGCAAGAAAACGATCGCCAAACACCACACGGGAATCATCTCGCCTTCGGGCGCTCGACAAGCTGCAGCTGCAGATTATTGAGTCCCTTTTGGATATCCACTAGTGCGGCGCGCATTTCGGTCGCGAACTCGCGATCCTCCTGGCGGCGCTCGACGATGGCGTGCTCAGCCACCGTCAGGCGAGATTCAAAACCTGCCATGGTGACTTGGTATTCGGCACGCATTGAAGCCATGTCGCGCTGAAGGCTGACATATCCGGTTATTACCGCACCGGTCAGCGCAAAGATTTGCAGGATGTGCCCGAGGTTTATTTCGGGATTAAAGCGGATTCTCGGCATCTTTGACGGCTCGACATCCGCCTCCGTGGCGCCTTGCGTTTTGATTTGGTGTGAATTTGCCTCATTCATCTTCGCCTACCGACGATCCTGATCCCGCGAGGCCCAAAGCTCAGCGTTTTGGTTTCGCCGCCGACTTGAATGCAGCATTCACCGGTAGCCTCATCAGCCGTGATGATCTCCCCCGCCACGTCGGTATAGTCGTCGGTACGTACGATTTTCCAACGCCGTTTGTCTTCGGTGCTGTGCCAGGATTCGAGCTTCATTGCGTAATTCCCATGATTGTCCATGCGAGATTTGCCAGCGTCGCGTCGGGCATCGCGGGCGCGATCACGGTCAGCACGTCGCCGGCATTGAATAAAGTCGCTGAGGTCATTGTGAATGTGGCCGCGGCAGCCGATGGGGCGAAAACCATAGTTCCGACATTCGCGCCGTTCTTCTGGACGTTGAATGTCGTGGACGCTGTTGCAGCTGTCGCAGCGGTGCCGCGGCTGCCGGAAAGCCCGGCCGGCACAGTTGCCGGGGCGGCGAATACGTAACTTTGGAGTACGAGGTTTGCCGTCGCCCTACCGCTGAACGAGCCGCTCACGATAATCGAGGAGGCTTGCCCAGTGCCTTTGACGGCGTAAGTGTATGCGGGAAGTGAGTTTAAGCTCTGTAATCCACCGCCCACGATATTCATCGACGCGAACTTCAAATAGATCGTTTGACCGATCAGGGTATTCGGATAGGAGAACCGGCCGATGGATCCGTCGAGCCTCGCGAACAAGGTTCCCATCGGATGATCGGTGATCGGGCTGCTGTAAGCGCCGCGATAAAGGGTAGTCAGGGCATACTTACTGGGCGCGGTGAGCGTCGCAGTTTGGTAAGCGAGAAGCTCACCACCGAGATAGCAAAGAGTGACGAGATTGGCGGCATCGGTGGCTGAGACCGAGACAAGCTGACCCTGGCTTTCGGTCAGATCTACTGAGAGTGTGTTGGTGGCATCGGGTGAGGAATACGGCGGCAGATCGGCCGTCAATACGCCTTGTGCCGCCAATGAGTTCACACTCCCCGCGAGGGCATAGGAGCTGCCATCACTGGAGATCCAGACCTGGGCTCCACCCCAATTTGCGCCGCCCGAAAGCGCAACCCAGATTTCCAGTCCTCCGGTCAGTAGTGCGGCTGGGGGCTCGAAAATGATCGGCGGATTGACATCACCCGGAGGCGAACTCCAATTCGGGACATAGCCGGCTCCAGACTGCTTCGGATAGACCACCGCGGTGGAATAGCCGCCGAAGAAATCCTCCGCCGTGATCGAAAGCGTACCCTCCTCGTCTTCCTCTACCGCCGTAACCCGCACGGTCAACGCCGAAACGCCGAGTCGAGAATCGCTGATCTGGACGAGGTCCATCGGCTCGAGCAGGCAGTATTTCCAGCCGAGTTTGAATTGGTAAGTATTGCGGAACAGCAATGCCCGCTGCAAAAGAAGCTGCGCCACAATAGGGCCGACATTGATGGGATCGACAATCGCCCGCGCCTTCAGCGAACTCTCGCGGCGCACGCCGTAAAGGTCGATCGCCGCCTGATCGAAGGCCTCGACCATCGCCGTATTGTAATTGTTGGACCGGTCCAGACATTCCAATTGGATTGAGTTGTTGGCGTCCGCAGGCGTGGACCGCAAGACCCGGACCGGATCGTCACCGAAGCCGCCGGTGATCGGACCAGAACCCGACCGTAGTGCGGGACCGCCGGGCGACACTCCTGAACTTCCCCCGACACTCGATTCCTGGACGATGAAATCATCCTCGCCGAGGCTGTAGAGCGGGATCGTATCTGGCGTGTAGGCGGCACCATTGCCGGTGACGGGCTGATCGCCGTAGGGGATGATCTTCAAGAGTCCACCCGACCACACCATGGCGCTGTTGGTGATATTGACGATATCTCCGAGGTGTTGTTGCGCTTCTTGCTGTGTGTCGAGCATTGGCGACAACACGAGGCCAAGAGCCTGGCAATATGCTGAATAGAGACTGAGGTCCCCCAGATTAGCGGCTGGGAAGCCGGCTCCATAACGGGGATTGGTGAGAAAGTCGGAGACTATCGCAGCGGGATTTGCGTCAAACCCGTTGGTCCCACTCAGCGACAGCAAGCCTTCCACTTCGAACGAAAAATTCGGAAGGGTGGCCGTGTTGCCCATCGCGAAATTGTTAGCCACGACAGTTGCGGTTCCGGAATAGCCGAGAGCCTTGTCGGCATGGCGCGTATCCCAATACGGATCTGCTGCCTGTCCATCGCTTCCGAGGTAAACCGCGGCCGGCAACGAGGACAGCGTTCCGACATTCTTGTCCCACCACACGGTGGCAATGCCGGCGATCGGCCCTTGGCACAGCCCCATAATTACCGACGCACTATATTTGTATTGTTGCCCGCCCCCTTTTCCTCCACCGCCGCCCTTGCCCGCGCCCCCCTGACGTGCGGAAGGTGTCGCCTTGAAGTCGTCGTAGTCGACCAGGTTTGGCGATACTCGCGTGGTTCCGTAGACAAGCGGGATCACCCCGCCGTGCTGCGATGTTTGGAACTGTAGCGCGCCGACCGCCTTTTGCTGCTTGGCATTCGATGCGCCGCTCAGGATCCCGCCCATGGCTAACGGTCAGAACCCGCTTACTGGAAACGGGTCAAAAAATCGTACTTGACGACCGAATAGCGGCGGCTGGCCACCATCGGCAAAGACGACCTCCGCATCGCACCAGGCATGTATCAAGCGTGGCCAGGAGACGACGATCGCGCCGTGCGCGAAGCAACGACCAAACTTGAAGACTGCCACATCACCGCTCTGAGGTGGTCCGCCAATCTCGCGGGCATATCGCATCAATCCCTGGAGATAGCGCTCCGCGTCGCGATGCAGGTTCCAGTCGGGAGGATAAAACGGCACATCGACATGCGGGATCACGCCCGCTGCCTCATAGACCTCAGCGAGCAGCATCAGGCAATCGGTGCCACTGCCTTTGATCCTGCCCATATGGTGATAAGGTGTCCGCAGCCAGGATTCGGCCTCGGCGACTACCCGCTTGCGTTGGCTCATACCGCAGTCTCGGGCGTCGGGATGTAGGGAAAGCCGCCGAAGTGAACCACGTTATTAAAGAGATTCGTACAGGACGAAAGTGTGCGGTCGCAACCTGGGAGCAGTTGGAATTGGTCACCCGCCAGGATGGGCGAGAGAAATGCCAGCCTTACATAAACCGAGCCGCCAGCCATGTTTGCGACCGTGCGGCTCGATCCGGCATTGGCTCCGGTCACGCCAAATACGGTTCCTTGTATATACAGGTTCGGCGGAGTCGGACTGACGGAGGTCGCGATTTGAGCTTCGCTTGATGCGGGCCCGGCCGAAAATGTCGCCTGCATACTGGACCGGTCGAACTGGCACATTGCGTCGCCGAAAGTGTGAGTACAGGATGATTGCCAGAGTCGCCGCGGCATCTGGATGTTCAGAAGTTCCAGATGCGAGCGGCACTTGAGGTCGATGCCGGTACGGGTACAGTCAATATCCGAAATGCGGCCGGCGAAAAGGACCACGGTTCCCGGGCTCGTATCGCCATAGGTCGCCATGAACGCCCGTTCGAGCTGCAGGAGTGCGCCGTCGAGCTCTCCCTGCCAAGCCGCCTGCAGAAACGGTAGGCTGCCGATCAGATCCGTCGGTTCGGTATAGATCTTGACTTCGAGTTCATCGACCTGAGTGCCGATGACGATCTTCGTCTTAGAGCGCTCGAATTTGGGACCCAGCGCAAAAGTGTAGCCATTCGCGAAGAGCGCAGTCGGCGCCGCCGAATAGCGCAGCACCGACCCGCCTACGAGAGTGATCGTGTAGAGGTCCGCCATCATGAACCGGTCGCTGCTCGCGAGGAGCGCGATCAGGGCAGGGCTGGCCGCCCTCATGAACGCACCGAAATAAAGGTTAGCTTTTTCAACTGCCACAACCGAAACATGAAATTTTCGAAATCGTATTTGTCGTCAACGAATCTACAGCGGAAGTAATAAGTGAAATCAGCGGTGATGGTCAGCCCGCTGGTTGGAGCAATGCCGAATGTCACCAGCCCGGTAGCCGCATCGACGCTGTAGGTCGTCGGGTCTTGCGTAATTCCGTTAAAGTAGATCCCTCGCACGACATTCGGTGCGGTAATCGGTTCCAAGAAGCCGCCACCGGGCAGGATCGCACCCATCGTGCGCTGGAGCTGGAAAACGGTCGTGCTCGCATTGCCGACCCCAATCTGCTGCCCAATAACTTGAGAATCGCTGGGGTCCTGAAAAAGGAATGTGCCGAACGCTCCCTGGCAGAGCATAAAGAATCCGAGCAGGGTCCTCAGCTCGTCGTAGCCAGCTCCCGGGGCGTCGCGCAGGAAGTCGTAGACCAGTGCAAATTGCCAAAGTGGAAAGGGGTAATCGAGCGCCCGCAATTCGCGCCCGGATACCGCGCGCTGGACGCGCGTCTGAAACGTCGGAGTTTTGGTGACACTCCACGCAAGCCCGGGCAAAGCCGGAAAAATCAGCTCCATCACGCAGTCCGCAGCATTGAGCCGTTGCGCATCGCCTTGTTGACCGCGTTGACGAGAAGGCTTCCATTGCTCTGGAAAAACCGCTTTACATCTTGACTGTCGATCGCCGAAACGTTGACCACGACCGGACCGGCGCCAGCGCCAACGCCGCCATTGGCAGAAATCATGTTCTGAAGGCCTTGGCTTATATTCGCAGGCAGGATCATTTCGTTTTGATGCACCATGGCGAGCTGATCCGATGGAACCATCCAACCCCCCGCTGCGGAGGCGATTCCGCTGGCGGCGGCCATCACAGTGGCCTCTCCGGCCGCGGCCGGCCCGGCCGCGGCCGGCCCCATAATCGGAGCCAGGAACGCAAAGATGCCCGAGAACGCCTGCGCTGAATCGGTTCCGATGCTTTTGATCGCATTGGCCGCCTTGATCGCCAGTCCAGCCGCCATTCCCTCGCCATCGGCCGCGGTGCGAGCGGCAGCGCCAGCCTGGGTTGCGGTTGTCATGGCGAGCTCACTGGCAATCCAGTTGGTCGCCATCTTGACGCCCAAATTGACGAATTCGGCAAGGATCGATTGCGCGATATTCGCGACCGCCTTTTGCAATGTCGTGGTACCCAATATCATGCCGGTGATCGAGGTGTCGAAAGCACGCTGGATCGGCTGCATCAGGCTCTGCCAGGTTCTTTGGCTGGTTTGCGCTGCCTGAAGATCGAGCTTCTCCTTGTCGCTCTGAAACTTTTGGTAGGCAAGCAGCTCTTCTCCCCACAACTTTTCATCAGCGGCAGCATCGTTTCCATTGGTGGACGCGGGACGGCCCTGGACCACGCTGAAAGCGTCTCCGAGCCCGGTATTCGGCGTCATGCCCGCGCCTATCGACACCGCGAGGTCGGCAGCTTTGGTCTGCAACGCACCGATGCCGGTTCCGATTTGGCCTGTAGCAGCGTTAAGCTGCAACTGCGCCTGCTGAGCAATGTCGCCGAGCCCGGCAAGTTGAGTCCGCATCGCATCGGTCGCGGTTTGAACAGAATTTGATGCGGCCTCCATCCCGGATCGGAGACCGTCAATTTGGGCGCTGATAACGACGCTGGTTTCAAGATCGGCCATTATAGCCTCTTCCTAACAAACTGCCTCTGCCGCTGGCTGCGCATCGCTCTGATTCTGCGGATGCCTAGTCGGGAATTTCCGCCCGAAGGCGAAGTTCGGCAAAATCTAGGACTACGGGCGAGAGCCCGGCATTGACATCTCCGGCGCCAAACCCAAGCCCCAGCTGAGCGAGCAACGAGCTGGAATGCGAACTCGGTTGCTGTCCTCGTCCCATCGACGTCGGAAGCAGCCGTCCGTTCTTATTTTTGCCGACGCAAAGACAGGCCGCGACCAGTAAGTGCACCGGCGGGTGTTGTGCCCAGTAGGATGTCAGCTCTTCGATCTGGAAGAGCGTCATCTCGTCAATTATGGGATAGCTGTATCCGCAGGCGGTCGCGAGGAGACCATAGATTTCTCGCCAAGCGTCACCGTCCCCGAAATCATGTCCGAAATCGACCCGGCGCTCGCGCTGCCTGCCCCCGGGTTGGTCCCAGGGGCAGATGCTTCCCCCATAGCGGCTCCGCTTGGCTTCAGGCCGGAGCCGGTCAGGACGGCATTCAGGACGGCACTAGCATTCCCGAGATCGAGCAAATTTTCGACATTCTCCGGCGTCGTCTCGGGATAGTTGCGCTGCAGCGCCGCAGTGACGATGTCGATCAGCACGTTGATTTGCGCTTCGCCCATCGACGCGCCGATTTCGGTCAGTTGCCTTACCTTGGGCATCAACTCGCGGAGCTGGCCGAGGGTAAGTGGCGGCACTATCCAATCTTGCCCGCCCATCGGGACCGCCACACCGGGGATCATCACTCCACCGTACTCAGATAGCCGATCGTTCCCGAAGCGTCAGCAAAAGCCATGAAATCGAGCTCGCTAATCGTCCAAGTATCGAGCTTAGTCGGTAGTGACAGTTTATTTGCCGTGCACGCGTTCAGACGGAGCGCGGTGCCGCTGCCATTGTAGGCAGTGTAAAACGTCGCCTTGAAGGTAGGAGTAATACCCATCGGCTGGTTCGCGAGCGTCAGCCTGTTCCCGCTTGTCGCGATGTTGTATGTGTACGAGATCAAAATCGCGGCGCTAGCGTCGGCAGAGGAGAAAATATACGCACCGGTAGCAAAGTTGACCGAGTATTGGCCGGCGGTCGAAGGCGTGGTCACCCGGTTGAAACGCTTGCCGCTTCCGGCGTAGCTAATGCCGAGATCGTCATTGTAGCTCGCTGCATTGGCGGGGATGACGGTATAGGGCGTCGTTGCCGGAACCGTGGCGGCCTCCAGCTGAGAGACGGCGAACTGCCCCGCAGCTGGCGTCACCCCGAAAAAAATGTCCGAATACAGCAAACCGAGGATCTGCGCGAATTTAGCTTTCCCGGTTATCTTGCCCTGTCCACGGGCTATTGCCACGGGGAACTGAAGCTGGCCGTAGAGCTCTTTGTTGCTCCAGTCAAAATCGATCTGTATGTCCTGCAGCACGCCAAATTGTCGGGGGCCGATGCCCGACCCGACTACATCGGTCCGTTCTCCCCATATTGCGCCGGAGCCGAAGCTTAATTGCATGTCATTTACTCCCCTTCAAGAGCCGCTTCAGCCTCTCCTTGGCGGCGTGAGCGATATTCCAGGCCTGCGTGTCGCGGGCGACTGCCGAGCCCGGGAAATGGTCGGCCCACCAACGGTCAATCAGCTGCTCGATCGAAGCAGGCGCGGCGGCTTGGTTAGGGCTGTAATCTTCCTCGGCCATTGGTCACTCCGTCGAATAAAAACGTATTTAAGGACTTCGAGGGGCACCGTCTCAACAGACGCCCGCATTGATTAACCGCGCGAACGTCAAACGCAGAGTATTTCGACGGGTACGATCGCTATGGCCTGATCCCCGAGTACCCCTTCGTCAGTCTGAATCTTGCCCGCTATGTAGGCGTGCTGAACCATTTGAGGCAGCCCAAGGTTCTGGATCCCAGTCGTCGGTGACGGCGCGAGTGCGGTTTCGAGAGCATCGAGCAACGGATTCAAAATCGCTGCCGGCGCCAAATAGGGGTCACATGAATGGGCGTATACGTAGAATTCGGCATAGAGTGTCCATACGATCGGCGCGCCAAGCTTCTTTATTGCGGCTTGGCTCCCTTTTTCGCTCATGAACAACGCCGGCTGCTCCGCCGGAGCGACGTCCGCCCAATGCCGCAGACGGCGATTTGTACTGGTGAACTGCGCCGCACTTGCGCCGAGCTCCCATAATGCGGCGTAGATCGTCTCACGAACTATCAT